CGTATTAATGGCTTTAGTGTTTTATGGAATGCCACTGCTTTGTGAGAATAACAAACCTAGATTATTGTACCATTTAAGAAGAAGAGGATATAGAGGATATTCGATGAATAGACCAGATAAGTTATGGAACAAATTATCTGTAACGGAAAAAGAAATAGGTGGAATACCTAATTCAAGTGAAGATATAAAGCAGGCTCACGCAGCTGCTATTGAGATGTATATACAAAGTCACGTTGGTCATTTAGGTGATGGAAATTATGGAAACATATATTTCAATGATACACTAAATGATTGGAGTAGATTTGATATAAACAAAAGAACAAAGTTTGATGCGTCAATAAGTTCTGGATTAGCTATAATGGCTTGCAACAGACATTTGTATAGGCCAAACGCAAAAGTAGAGAAACAAAAGTTAAATATAAATGTTGCGAAGTATACTAATACTGGAAACGCATCTAAAATAATAAAGTAAAATATGGCAGAGTCTGTTATAAATAATTATTTCCCTAGTCAAGTCGTGAGTGATGCTGAGAAGCTTAGTTACGATTATGGATTAAAAGTAGCTAAAGCTATTGAGACTGAGTGGTTTAATAAAGACCGTGGTTACAATAGATACTCAACTAATCAAAATAATTTCCACAACTTAAGGTTATACGCTCGTGGAGAACAATCAATTCAAAAATATAAAGATGAGTTATCTATAAACGGTGACTTAAGTTACTTAAATCTAGATTGGACACCAGTCCCTATTATATCTAAATTTGTAGACATAGTTGCTAATGGTATAGCTGAAAGAATGTACGATATAAAAGCGTACTCACAAGATCCATTTGGAGTCCAAAAGAGAACTGAGTATATGGAGTCTATAGTCAGGGACATGAAGATGAAGAATATAGATCAATATGTAAAAGAAAACTTCAATTTAGATCTATCTGAAAATGATCCAGAAACTTTACCTGAAAACGAAGAAGAGTTAGCTATTCACATGCAATTGTCTTATAAACAATCTGTGGAGATAGCGGAGGAACAGGCTTTAAAGGTTTTGATGGAAGGTAATGACTACGAACTAATAAAGAAGCGATTTTATTATGACTTAACCGTATTAGGTATAGGCGCTGTAAAATCAGGGTTCAATACGTCTGAAGGAGTAACTATAGATTACGTTGATCCAGCTGATTTAGTTTATTCATATACTGATTCGCCTTACTTTGATGACATATACTACGTTGGAGAAGTCAAGACAATACCCGTAAATGAACTAGCAAAACAGTTTCCACATTTAACTCATGAGGATTTAGAAGAAGTGGCTAGTACAAAATCTGCCAACGTTAATGGTGGTAGCAACAACTCTAGAGAAGTAGATAATAATCAAGTTCAAATCTTATACTTCAACTATAAAAGTTATATGAACGAGGTTTATAAGATGAAAGAAACTGGATCTGGAGCTTCTAAAGCAATAGAAAAAGACGATACATTTAATCCTCCAGAAGAAAAAGAAGGTGGGTATGAAAGATTACAGAGATCTATAGAATGCCTGTATGAAGGAGCTATGGTTCTTGGTACAGAAAAATTACTTAAATGGGAGATGGCAAAAAACATGATACGCCCTAAAAGTGATTTTACGAAAGTTAAAATGAATTACTCTATTGTAGCGCCTAGAATGTATAAGGGTAGGATTGATTCACTAGTAAAACGCATAACAGGTTTTGCTGATATGATTCAACTAACTCATTTGAAGTTACAACAAATAATGGCTAGAATGGTTCCTGATGGAGTTTATTTAGATGCTGATGGTTTAGCTGAGGTTGATCTAGGTAATGGAACAAACTACAATCCACAAGAAGCATTAAATATGTTCTTCCAAACCGGATCTGTAATCGGGAGGAGCTTTACAAGTGAGGGCGATATGAATCCTGGTAAAGTGCCTATTCAAGAAATAACATCTGGAGCAGGAGGTCAGAAAATGCAAGCGCTTATAGGTAATTATAATTATTATCTACAAATGATTAGAGATGTAACCGGGTTAAATGAAGCTAGAGATGGTTCTACACCAGATAAAGGTGCTTTAGTTGGCATACAGAAAATGGCAGCAGCCAACTCTAATACAGCAACAAGGCATATATTACAATCTGGACTATTCTTAACAGCTCAAATGGCAGAGTGTTTATCTTTAAGAATATCTGATATTATAGAATACTCTCCAACTAAAGATGCTTTTATACAGGCTATTGGGGCACACAACGTTGCTACCTTAGAAGAGATGTCTAATTTACACTTATATGATTTTGGTATATTTATTGAATTAGCGCCAGATGAAGAGGAGAAAGCTTTATTAGAAAACAATATACAAGTTGCTTTATCCCAACAAAATATAGAGTTAGAAGACGCTATTGACGTTAGAGAGATAAAGAATCTTAAAATGGCTAACTCACTATTAAAGATTAGAAGAAAGAAGAAGATAGATAGAGATCAAAAAATACAACAACAAAATATCCAGGCACAATCTCAAGCTAATATTCAAGCGCAACAAGCGGCTGCTCAAATGGAAGTTCAGAAAAATCAAGCCCTTACACAATCTAAAGGTGAACTTGCTCAAATAGAATCTCAATTAGAAATGCAAAGAATGCAAGCTGAAGGAGAACTTAAGAAAATGTTAATGGAGCAAGAGTTTCAATACAACATGCAACTTAGACAAGCAGAGGTTGAAGGAACAAAAGGAAGAGAAAAAGAAAAAGAAGATCGTAAAGATAAAAGAACAAAAATACAAGCAACGCAGCAATCAGAAATGATTGACCAAAGAAATAATCAAAAACCACCTAAAAACTTTGAATCATCAGGTAATGATATAATGGGTGGCGGATTTAATTTAGGGGCATTTGAACCTAAGTAAACAATTTATTAATTATTATTATATTATATTATGGCAAAAAAGAAAAAAGAAAAAGTAGTAGAAAAGACTACAGATGAAGTTACAAAAGTAGATATGTCATCTTCTCAGGGTGATCCTGGAGATGAAAATATCATCAAAGTGGATTTAAGTAATCCTCCAAAACCAAAACAAAATGAAAAAACTACAGAAGACGTTACTGACGACAGCGGAGTGGTTGAACTCGTTGAAGACACCACTACCACACAGGAACAAGAAGAAGTACAACCGGAAACTGAAACACAAGAAAATCCAGTAGTAGAAGAAATAACTAACGAGGTAGAAGAAGTTGCTGATGCAGTAGAGGAAGCTATAACTGAATCTATAGAAACAGGCAAGGAACTTCCTGAAAGTATTCAAAAACTAATGAACTTTATGGAAGACACGGGCGGTGATCTACAAGACTACGTTAAACTAAACCAAGATTATTCTGAATTAGATAACAACGCTTTACTTAAGGAATACTACAAACAAACAAAACCTCATTTAGATTCAGAAGAAATAGATTTTTTAATGGAAGATAATTTTTCATTTGATGAAGACATGGATGAGGATAGAGATGTACGAAGAAAGAAATTAGCTTTGAAGGAGCAAGTTGCTCAAGCAAAGCAACACCTGGACGGTGCAAAGTCCAAATATTACGAAGATATCAAAGGCGGATCAAAGCTCACGAGTGAGCAACAGAAAGCAGTTGAATTCTTCAACAGATACAACACGGAATCAAAAGAGCAGCAAGAAGTAGCAGAAAAGCAACACAAGACGTTTTTAAATAAGACTGACAAACTTTTCAACAAAGAATTCAAAGGTTTTGAATATAACATTGGTGAGAAAAGATTTAGGTTTAACGTTAAAGACTCTGACACCGTAAAGAGTACTCAAAGCGACATTAATAATTTTGTCAAAAAGTTTTTGAACAAAAACAATGAAATGGAAGATGCTAAGGGTTATCATAAGTCGATGTATACCGCTATGAACGCTGATAAGGTTGCCAACCACTTTTACGAACAAGGTAAAGCTGACGCTTTAAAAAATAGCGTAGCTAAATCTAAAAACATTAGTATGGATCCACGACAGCAACATGGTGGTGAGATAGACACTAGTGGAATGAAGTTTAAAGTGCTTGGTGAGAATTCTAATGATTTCAAATTTAAAATTAAAAATAAATAACAATTTAAAAATTAATAAAAATGGCAATTACAAGTGCGAGTGGTATAGATGCCGCTCCAAGACAACAAACGTTGTCGTCTAACTACGTAGATTTTACATCTTCTGCGACAGAGGGTTGGG